TTAAACTAAACTATCTACAAGGGCAATTATCAAAGCCACGAGTTCTACAATAATCGGCATAGTCTTCAAACTCCCTGTTGGTCATGTTAGATCTTACCTACTAAATCTAAACTAGGGGCGATAGTTTCTGCACCCGCTTTCCATTTTGCTGGACAAACTTCACCTGGATTAGTAGCTGTGTAGATCGCAGCTTTTAATTTACGCAGTGTTTCACCAACATCACGAGCGATTTCATTGCTGTGGATTTCAGCTGTTTTGATCACGCCTTCTGGGTTGATGACGAATGTGCCACGCAGTGCTAGTCCTTCTTCAGAGATATGCACACCAAACCCGTTGGTTAATGTGTGTGTTGGATCACCGACTAATGGGAATTCAGCTTTGCCTACTTTAGGACTGGTTTCATGCCATACTTTGTGTGAGAAGTGTGTGTCGGTCGTGATCACATATACTTCAGCACCTGCTGATTGGAATTCTGCATAGTTGTCTGCTGCATCTTCTACTTCAGTAGGACAGTTAAATGTAAATGCCGCTGGCATAAAAATAAACACTGACCATTTACCTAAGATTGACTCATTTGATACTTCTACAAACTTACCGTTGTGGAACGCTTGTGTTTTAAACTCTGGAACTTGCGTATTAATTAAAGACATTTTATCCTCCTTTTAAATTAGTGTCTTACATATATTATATATGCAAAAAAACCTATTGGTCAAGCCATTTTAATAGGTTTTGCTTATTGAATGATCAAATGGTGATAATAAGAAAAATTAATAAGCAGTAACGATGGGTCAAGAAAAAGCCCCACAATGAGTGAGGCTTTTTAGTTCCGTTGGTTAGTATCTATAAGTATCTGGTTTGAATGGACCTTCAACGCCAACACTGATATATTCTGCTTGCTCGTCTGATAAAGTAGTTAGTTTAGCACCAATCTTATCTAAATGCAAACGGGCTACCTTTTCATCTAGGTGTTTTGGTAATAGATATAGTTCACTGATATTATAATCTTTGTAGTTTGTGAATAATTCTACCTGTGCCAGCACTTGATTGGTAAAACTGTTTGACATAACATAACTAGGATGTCCTGTAGCACAACCTAAATTAACTAATCTACCTTTGGCCAAGATGATCAGCTTGTGCCCGCCTGGCATGGTCACATGATCTACCTGTGGTTTGATCTCGTCCCACTCACAGTCTTTTAAGCTGGCGATGTCGATCTCACTGTCAAAATGACCAATGTTACAGATGATAGCATTGTTCTTCATGCGTTCCATGTGCTCGTAGGTGATAACATCGATATTGCCTGTGGCAGTTACAAAGATATCTGCTTGTTCTGCGGCTTCGTCCATGGTAACTACACGATAACCTTCCATAGCAGCTTGTAGTGCGCAGATAGGATCAATTTCAGTCACCCATACTTGTGCTGACAATGCACGGAGTGCGGCTGCTGAACCTTTGCCTACGTCGCCGAATCCTGCTACTACTGCAATTTTACCTGCGATCATCACATCAGTGGCACGTTTGATACCATCTACTAGACTTTCACGACAACCATACAAGTTGTCAAACTTACTCTTAGTCACTGAATCGTTGACATTGATAGCACGTAGTTTAAATTCACCTGCTTCAATCGCTTCGCGGATCTTATGGATACCTGTGGTCGTTTCTTCAGTGACTCCATAGATACCATCTAACAGTTGCGGATAATTTTTATGGATATACCAAGTTAGATCATGACCATCATCTAAGATCATGTTAGGTGTCCAACCCTCTTTAGCTGAGATAGTTTGTTCAATGCACCACCAATATTCTTCTTCTGTTTCACCTTTCCAAGCGTAGACTGGAATGCCCTGTTCAGCTAGTGCCGCTGCCGCATGATCCTGTGTTGAGAAAATGTTACAGGAACTCCAACGCACTTCAGCGCCTAAGGCTACTAGTGTCTGTACCAACACCGCTGTCTGTATGGTCATGTGTAGACTACCAACGATACGTGCACCTTTAAGTGGTTGTTGATAGTAAAGCTCATCTTTGATGGCCATCAATCCTGGCATTTCTGTTTCGGCTATGGCGATTTCTTTATGTCCCCAAGCAGCTAAGCCGATGTCTGCAATTTTATAATCCATTATTCACTGGCCTCTACTGTAGGTTGTGGACGAGGACCACTTTTTTGGCTGGTTGCAGGATCGCTGAATTTGCGATTTTTACCAACAGCTTGTGCATGTTCAGCTTGGATCATTAGGTCCAGAAACACTCTGCGTGTGTGTTTGTTTTGAATTCCGCAGGCTAGTTTTTTAGTTGTTTTACTGAGATTGAAACTTGAGTTAGTTGCCATTTAATTATCCTTGTTTGATTTTGTTTAAGTATTCTGCGCCAAATTGACCTTGATCGATTTCAATCAGTGCTTCAACTGTGGGTTTATTTGCGTAAGGTTTACGATTACCATTTTTATCTGCGATAACACGTTTACTGGCGATTTCACGGGCACGAACAGCGCCTGCTAGAATCATGCGGAAACGATTGCCCTCAAATGGTTTGATACAGTTATCAATGTTATAACGTTCAACGGTGTTGACTGCTTTTACTGACATAGAATACTCCAATAATTATTGAATTTACAGTTAAGTATAACAGATTTTGTTGCGAATGTCAACAATTATGTTTTGAATGCTAGGCGATTGCCTGGACGTTTATTGGCTTGGTAATCAGCGGCACTGAATACAATCTTGCCCGTAAATACTGGAGGCCAAACTACATCAAATCGTGCCCACCCCACAGCATCACCACTGCGTGCGGTAAATTGGTTAACTTGGATTAAATTTGCGCGACTTAAGATAAATGTAAAGAATTCTGTGGTAAGATTGACATTTGCGTTTAGTCTATGTATACAAGCTCTAGCCACAGCAGAAATTAAATGATAACAAACAGCGTAATCTGCTTTGTCAGTTTTAGCAGCCATCAACTTCATAATCTTTTTAAGATTTGGTGTGATGCCTTTGGTACCTCGAGTAATCTTTTGATCAACATAGGTTTTAACTACTTGAACTTCTTGAGTAGTAATCAATCCCATAGCATTAGCTAACATCAAAGGACCTTCTACTGCGTTATATTGCATGATCATATCAATCGCTGTGACAAACAACTTATATTTTGTGTTAAGTAATCTTTTGTCTGCGTTGCTAAAACGTTCTGGATAGCGTTTGATAACACCAGCGATACTTGACAGCGAAGCTGCACCGCCTTTGCCTTCTGCTTTGTTACTGATGCGTAGTGTAGTACCATTGGCCCAATTGATTTGACTGTCATATAAAGGTTCATTTAGTGCAGCTGGATAAAATACTGACTTGACATTTTTCCACGTAACACCTAATGTTTTTAATAATTGTGTTTCAACATCATTATAGTTGCCACCAGCTAGACTTCCATTGATCAATGCCAATGGTGTAGCTACTTCGCCAAAGTCAACTTTAATATCTCTCTCATATGGTGCCAGACCTTTAACAGGAGTTGTTTTACCTAGTAGAGCATTATTAACTAATTGTCCAATGGCTTTTGACAGTGTTGCATCTACATTTCTTTCTCGTAGCATGGCATCTACCTGTACTGGAACTTGTATAGGTTTAATGTTGGTATTAACAGCTACTACATCAACTGGTTTAAGTCCAATGCGTTTAATAACTTCTGCTTGGCGGTCTTTACCAGTACCTGTCATGCGTGTCTGTTCCCAAGCAAGACCTGTTTTTTCTTCAAAATCTGTTGGGGTCCAGTGCATACCAATATTGTCCATGGTACGCTTTTGGAAGAATTTAATAAATGGGTATAGCTTTTTCTTTTGATCCTGCATGACAACCAACATCGCAGCACCTTGTTTAGCTGGTTGTGTGTTGACTACCTTTACCTGAGACATTTTTAAACCCATGTCTTCAACTATGGTTTCAATCTCTAACAAGAGATCTTCCATAGGTAAGTTAGGCTTTTTAATAGGAAACTGCGCCAAGCTAGCCATAGTATATCTATTACCAGCAGCATCAGTCCAGTAGTGTGGCGAAACTTGTGATTCTAGCCAACGCTTGGCCATTCCACCTGCGGATTCTTGGAGTTCTTTAAAGTTCATGATACAGTATTTATCTGCGTTCTATATCTTCTTCGTTGCAGGTAATACCGTATTGGATTTCGACTATTCTACAAGGGGTATCGTAGGGATTATATAGTTTATGCCAACATTCAGCTTTGATTGTAAACTGATCATGTCGTTTAAGTTTAACGTGACTGGTTGTTGTAGCGTCTTCAAAATCTACTGTACAGCTACCTTCTGCTACATGCCAGTGTTCATCACGGTCCCAATGTCGTTGCATGGTTAGGCTTTGTCCAGGTTCTATAGTAAGCTCTTTTACTTTAGTACCCGATACTTCATGTAGGACACGATAATAACCCCATGGGCGTTCTGTTTTAGGTGCTTTATAATCTTCTAAGATCCAGCTTGAACTATTCTTCTTATTTTTTCCGCCCACACCAAACACAAAGTCCACATCTGTGACTGACATTTCAGGAATATTTTTAGCAGTTCTATCGCCGCCATTGGCAAAGATGATCTTGCTGTTAGGATAGTTTAGTTTTGTTTCTTCGATGATATCGCAGGCAGTGTCGTCAGTGTCATCAAAGGCGATAGCATAGTCTACAAATTTCAAGTTGCTGATGATAGCTTGTCGCTCTTTAAACGGCATAAATGCTCTGCCTTTTTTGCGTTCAAGCCAACTATCACTGTTAACACCAACTATCAAGATATTGCCCAAGGCTTTAGCAGCTTTGAGATATTCTATATGTCCTGAATGTAGTGGATCAAATCCACCTGTACAGATTACCACGCTATTGATCATCTTGTTTGTAACTCTTTCTAGTTGGTGGTAGGGGTTTAAGTAACTGTTGACTTTTACTTGTTGGTTTAGCCTGTACCACTGTGGTTTCTGTGGATCTAATCACTTCATTAAACACACCAGTTATTGTTGGAGGTTCAGTTGGGTTCCATTCCATCTTTTTGCTAACGTAGTCAATAAAGTATAATTCTTTATCTAACCATGGCATGATGATTTCTTCTTGTTTAAGATAACCACTGGAATTAATTGAATCAACTATACTAGGATGTAATAGTTTTTTATCAATTAAATCGTACCAATTGGTTGTTGCTGGATCCATTGGAGCGATGTCAGTTTTGTATACAGCCATGTTAATCCAAGGATCTTGGAATTTTTTCAATAGGTACGCATCACGGCAGTCAAATCCATTTACGGCCAACATATAAATCAGCATGACTGGAGTATAGTGAAAATAACATCTATTATAGCCTCTGCTGTATTGTTGATTATGCTCAATACCTGTGTGTTGTGGAACAGACAATATCAGCATTCCATTGACAGTCATGGCTTCATTCCAACGACGTAATGTCAGCAATGGATTAGTGCTGTATTGTAGACTGTCATGCGCCCACATTAGATCAATGCTGACTGGAAATATCTGTTCATCACTGAAATCTCTTTGTAATTTATTGACATTTTTGAGAGCGGGAACCTGTGCTAGTTTAGCAGGATCATTGTCTACTGCAAAACAATTAAAGTTATAGGGTTCTGGTGGCTCAGCATAATTTTCTAAGGTAGCCCACCAAACAGCATCTTCACCTGTACCACAGCCCACGTCAGCTATGTTTCTAAGGCTTTCTAAGAAAGTATCATATTGTTGTATGGTCTCTAATATATTTAGACTGTGTCTAGCCAATTGATGCATCCTCCATACCTGCTGTGCGCAAGCGTGTGACATGTCCTAACATGAAGTTCTTGCTTTCTAGGCCTTTCATGATACCCAGCCATTTGTTGCGTAGCAGTGCTACTTCATTGATGATAGTTTCAAAGTCAATGACTTCGTCTTCACCATCAACATACTTTTCTGCATCACGACTAGTCAAAGCACGAGCGTATCCTTCTAGATACTTTTGGAAGTGTTTCTTGCGTATTTTTCTTAACTGAATGTTGAGGTAATTAAGAACTGCTTCAATCTCTTGTAGCTGATTGAAGCGTCGTTCTGTAATCCCGGGCAGGCCAGCAAGATTCTTTTCTATGTTACCATAGACCCCCACTTCTGTTCGTGCTTCATCTAATTCCCGTTCATAGTGTGCTATGAAATCGGGTATCGCACCTAAACTAGCTACTACGCGGCTATACCACATTAATAGTCATCATCCTCATCTTCAACTTCATCTTCGCCTAGGTATTCTTGTAGGCTACGTTTAAGATAGCTGTCTGTACCTGCAAATGCTTTAAGGTCACGTTCAACAATATTGTGATCTGCTACAATAGCCAACACATGATCTGCTGCCGCTTGGCGATCCTTAGGAGCGATATACTCTTTACAAGTAAGCCAAACTTCACCTAATGCATCTAGTTCAATACTCATTCTGCTGTCTCCTCATCTGTTAACGCTGGTGCTTCTGGCGCTGGTCCACCATCTAATAGTTTAGCATTAGCTGAAATATCTTTCATAACAATGTCTAAACAACCTTCTTCATTTGATTCCCATGCTTTACGGAACTGTTTGATTTCTTTACCATCAGCTGATTTATAAGCAAGACGATTACCATCTTTACTTAGTAAACCTTTGCCTTCCATCATGTCAGTTAAACCACTGTATGGGTTCATACCTGTTTCATATGGAATCTTGATCTGTACTGATTCAAATGGTTTAGCATATCTGGTCTTCATGATCTTACATGCAGCACGGATACCTTTGACTTCACTTACTTTATTACCATCTTCATCTTCTTTAAGTTTCAATTTACGCATAGCAACCACTATTGAACTCGCATAGATAAAGCCTTGGCCACCTGAAATCTTATCATCTGGATCAAACATATCCTGTGACGCATAAGTATGATTGGTCGCTACTAGACCAACATTGTGACTACCAAACATATTTACACAGTTACGCACAAGTGCTGTGAGTGCTTTAGGCTTACGGCCCATATCACCTTTTAAATCGCCTGCTTCAAATTGATTAATATCAGTCGGAGTTAACAACATACCTAAACTGTCAATGACAAAAAGAACTTTTGGGCATTCTTCTTTTGGTAATGTTTTATACTCTTTCATGAATTCATGGATAGTTTTGGCTACATCATCAATCATAGCTAGGTTAAGTTTGAGTAGTTTTTCTTCGCTGGTATCAACTCCTAGATCATGTAACCATTTTTCATCTAGAGCATTTTCTGTATCAACTAAGATAACATAGATGCCATCTTTCTGTGCATTACGGATTAAATTACCACTACAGATAAAACTTTTACCTGCACCTGATTCACCAGCAAACACTGTTACTTTACCTAAGGGAACACCGCGGTGGAAGTCTCCACTGATCAAGTAGTTAAGTGTGTGATTGCCTGTTGAAATCCAATCTGTTGGATCATTAAATCCTGTGCTAAGTCCGTCAATTGACTTGGTAATTGACTTACGGAATTTTGATATATCAAATGGTTTTGCCATGATTATTTCCTTTTTTATTAGTTAAAAATGTTGTAAAAATCTTGAGTATTTGTAGGCATGCTTGACAATAATCGACAATCTGTATGTGATTTATTATAATGCATTAACAGCATCGCATAAATTAAACTGCTTTCGTAAAAAGTTAAAGTAATTGGTTCGTCTTTTCCAGCAATAATCTGATCAACTAACTGATAATACCTGTCAACTTTGTTAACAAAAGATTGATTGGCTACAACCACATTATCTGCATATTCATCGATTCTGTCTGCCAATGGCGTTAATCCACATAGTTTTAAATATTGTACAATGGCAAGACGATTATTCCAATACCAGTCAATCTCAAAAATTTTATCATACTCAGTGTACCAATCTATCGGACTGGTTAATTTATCTTTTATCCCGACTCCAGCCAATTCGATTTTTTCACCTATAGTTTCGGCCACTTGTTTAGAATATATACTTATATCCTCAGAGGTAGGAGCTGGCCAAAAATCTACTTTATAATGTCCCATCTCAAGAATCAGTATCCTGGATCGAATGTTAAATGATGTAGATACTAGCAAATTAGGCATAGCCCATTCAATATATTCTTTAGTATTAATTTTATTTGGATGACTAATATTTTTTATGCAAGACGATTCTATCTGATGTTGATTCCCAACTATATTTTTAAATTTTGAGTGGTCTGCACCACCTTCTACTGTACAATAGTCTATCAACCCTATTAGGGTATGGCCCAACCCACCGTGAGGGAAAATTAAATACAACATGTATATAAATCTTTAAAAATAGAATGGCTATCTAATTTCCATAGTTGAACCAATGATGCTAAGTCAAATAGTTTTGCCATAATTATTTGTCCCCTATTAAATTGTATAATTCTGTAAATACTGCTCTGCTGTTAATGTTGCGTCTTTGATCCATCTTTGCTATCTCTGCTAAACAGTATCTGATATTCTTTTCAATGGGTGTTTGTATATATTGTAACACATTTTTAAGTCCGTTTTCAAGCAAAAATCCTGGTTTTTGATTAATCCAGTCTTGTAATTCTCTCTCTACTGATTGTAACATACTGTCTGGTAAATGTCTAATATTTAGGTAATCTGGATTTAATAATTCTCCAACAATAAAACTGTTATTATGAAATCCTAAATTTTTCAAATACTTAATACAGTCAAATATTGATTTATAATTTAATATGAAATGTAACATATTAAAACTTATCTTGTGATTTAAATTTTTGATAATTTTTAAATTATCCAAAAAGTCTTTCCAGCTACCTCCCCAACGTATATACTCGTATTCATGTTCCATAGATTCAACACTGACAATCCAATGGACATTAGGGAACTCGCAAATTAAATCAAATATACGTGTATCTACTTTACTTAAATTTGTATTGACTCGTAGATTGACGTTGGGGTTCTTTTCTTTTAATAGTGTTAGTAATTCAAAGTTTTCTTTCATTAACAATGGTTCACCACCAGCTAGATAAACATGTTTCAATTGTTCTGCACGTTCAAATACATAGTTCTTTAATTGGCGATAACGATGCTGTGGAACTTCATCAAACGTTTGGCCCAATTCAGTGGCCCAACGACTACTAAATTCTGATGTACAGTACACACAGGCAAAGTTACAGGTATTATTCCAACGTATGTCAACTGTACTTAGATTAAATGCATCTATGCTTTTATATGTATTGAGATTGACATCTTTAAGTTCTTTAAGATAAAATATCCTATCACTGATAACGTCAAAACTATTGGTATTTTTTTCTAAATCATAACAAACACCGCAGGTTGGTCCTGGCTTGTTATAATACATATTATGTTTGGTTAAACAATTAGTTTCACCGTGTAGTATTTCTGTTAGGCTGTTATCTTTTAAATTGCCAATTGATTGAGGATTACGGATACAATTTTTAACTGTGCCGTCAAAGTTATACATAAATCCAGTCCAAGGTATAGGACAAAAATTTTTATTAGTTAAATATTCTTTGCTATCCACTTGTATATCCCTTGGGCGTATTCATTGACATCTATATATTCTGGTGGTTCCTGTCCTGGTTGTGTAGCTATTGAGCCAGGCTTAATTAGTATCTGTCTAGGCCAACTATTACGTTCAGTTAATAATTCTTGTGCGCATTCTAGTGCCTTCTTTTGCACAAGATATTCGTCCCATTCTTGCTTAGGTGCTAAACTCATTTTAGTCATTTCCGTGCTGACGTTTACAATGGTTTTTCCCTGACCTTGCCACCGACGCCATACTTCAAATAACAATTCAGTTTGTGCGAATCCTGCCTGTGCATTGTTAATAAACACATCACAGGGTTCAATCATACCAGCTACTTTAGGTATGCTACGAATATTGTAACCATTGCGACGGCTAAGGCCAATGACTTCGTGCCCATTGGCTTCGAATAAGTTTGCTAATGCATGTCCTATGCCCGCTGAGTGTCCTGTTATAGCAATTTTCATTTTAATAAATCCAAAGGTTCGTTGTGGAACGTAAAACTTGCTACTATGCGTGGAACTTCTGTTGCTGTAGTTTTTTCTACACTGTGCATAACTTGTGAATTAAACACAATAGGTAAACTCATATCAGACAATTCAGCCACCAGCTGATCGTCTTTATACCAACGATTGGCCCACCCTTGGGTATTTAACACAGGCATATTAATTTTTGCTGTTACTGGTAATTCATCAATATGTTTTGGCAATTGATCATTGTCTGTAATTACTGTAACCGCAGCATGTCTGGGTATTAATTTATATTGTCTAAAAAAATTTAATAGACCGGGACTTTGATCTAATAGCTGCTGGCGATCAATAAAATTCCATCCAATATTTCCATCAGTCAGTACAGTTGTTTCAGTCTGAAGAAAATTATAAATTTCATTGGAAATTATTCCAATGTCATCGCAAGGCAATTCTACAAAATATTTTAAACTCATAGGCCTCTCAACTTGTTTTGTTTTTGTATATATGCTAATGATTCTGGTGTATCTTTATTTTCAACAGCTAGTTCCTTGGGTTCTACTAGGTAAGCGTAACTATGATCTAACTTATGCTCTTTAACAAACTCTAATATATTAGGTAAATCATCTACATTTAAGGCACTAACAGTAGTCCATGTGTTTAATTTTACAGGCATGGCCATATACCGTTGTAGATTAGCATAGAACTTATCCCATTTAACAGGCCAGCGTACAAGATCATGCACTGGACCAATACCATCTAGGCTAACTGTAACTGTGACTTGTACTCCACGTAGAGATATATCTTCTAGTTCTTCTAATACTGTACTACAATTTGTGTTTAGTCTAATTGATTTAATTGACTTAGGCAAGTTTGCCAGTATATGTTTATAATTTTTACTATGGCTTGGTTCGCCACCGTTGATGTCTAAGTGGACTACACGATCTAATGGCAAATTCCAAAACTTACTGCTATTATCTACTATAGGATACGTTTTGCTTTTTAATCCGCCTATCATTGTACTGAGATTTTCATTACAGGTCAGGCATGCGCTATTACATACGTTGTCCAATACTCCACCAACTGACAAATAATCTTGTTGTTTTTGTAACTTATCAAAGTTTATAGCATTTATTCTAATACTGGTATTGCTTTCCTGTTCTGTTTGTTTGCATCTCTCGCACCATACAGGCCAAAGGCCTTTGTGCATGTATAGTTTCACATTACGTAACCATAGGCTTTCTTCCATTTCTTCAAGTGTAGCAAACTGTGGTGCATCAACCATATGGCCACAACGGCTAACTGTGCCATTGGGATTGAATCTAACAAAATGATCTAATCTAGGACAATACATGCTCATAGGCCTTGAGATCTTGTTCTTTAAGATACGTTAATATTTCTTCAAATGTCACAGATTGACCAACTAAACTTAATAATAAATTATCTATTCTTAGATACATTTCATTGTGTATATTTGTGTTTAGCCTATCTACGACTTCTTGTGATAATATTTTCTTTTCTGGTGGGCTTATAATTAAAGGTGTAAACTCTTTAAGCGAGTCCATACCATGTAAGTGTAATTTGGTTGTGTTTTTATCGACATATCTAGTTAGGTTAACTAGCCAACTAAACTGTGGTGCGTAATGTCTATTAAGGAACAAATATGTTTCAGCGAAATAGATAATAGTATCTAAATCCAATTGGGGATTGTCTCGTAGAGTATTATAGACGTAGGTATTGAACCCAGAAATAAATCTCTCTTGGGGGTTTCTTATGATCATATTGATATCAGTTAGCTTTCTTATCTGTTCATTGAATAAGATTTTACACTTTTGTGCTTGAGCATATTCATTGATACTACTACTGCCATTTTTAAAAATGGAATAGATGTACCGTTGTGAAGCTAATTCAATAACTTCACAACGGTCAGGAAAGATAATATCATCTATCCTACTTAACATCTATGTATTGCTTATTGCGTCTTCTGACGATTGCGGATCATCGCTAAGATGTCTTCAGCTCTAGCTGTGCCACCTGCTGGAGGTGTTGCTACTGGTGCTGTAGGAGCTGCTGGTGCAGCCTCTGCAACTGGTGCTGGTGTATCTAATGCACCATCATCTTCATGCACTGCTGGTTCAGCTGATGCTGTAGCTGGTGTACTGTCAGTTGAAGCATTGGCAGTAACTACTGTTACACCTCTTGGTTTGTAATAGTTACCCCAACGATCTGCGTCATACGCTTGACCATCTACTGAAGCTTCAAACATTTCTTTGATCACTTTAAGTTCTACATCACTTGGTTTCTTAGGTAAGAAATCTTTCAAGTTGTATAAACCAAATTGTTCAATAGCTGCCGCTTCTTCTGCTGTTAGTGCAGATTCTTTACGTGACCATTTTGAAGTGCTATAGTCAGCATAACCACCTTTTGATGTTTTAGTAACTGTAAAGTCTAAACCACCTTGGTAGTCTGTTGGAAGGTTTTCTAACTCTGGATCTAACAATGCAGCTTTCACTAGATTGAAAATCTGTGGGCTGATGATAAATCTACGGATTGGGTTTGCAGGTGTAACATCGTCTTTCAAAGGATTCTCACGCACAAAGCCTTGGAACAAGTATGATCTTTTCTTCCAATACTTACGACCCATTTCTTCTAGACTTTGGTCTTTAAACCAAGTACGTACTTCTGCTAAGATTGGACATG